AATTTCTTCGATACTTCTGCCATTAGAAGATAATGTTTTATTCCCTGCATCATGAGGCAGCCAAAGAGTGTCGATAACGTATCCATATTCTTGTATTTTAGCAAGATAGTGGGCTATTGTCTGCTGGGTGTTCTCGTAATATCGTATTAGTCTTGTTTCCATGCCAATAAACTGAACAAACCAAATAGCAGTAGCATCTGCCCAGCCCAAATCAAATACAGCATGAACAGGCTTAATTGGATCGTAGGGTACATTGGTTATTCTTCCATCTAGTTCTGCTAGATTCATCTCTTTAGCGAATATAGCACCATCTACTGTTTGGCGGCATAAACCTTCCCAAACCGTATTATAAGCATCCCTATCCCTACTAAACAAGGCATCTTTCTCTAATTTGAGCGTATCAGGAAACCAGGGATTGTCTTGCCAATTAACTTTGACAGTCTTGCAGTTGTCAGGGGGCGAGATAACAAACCTTTGATAGGTTTCGTCTGACTCAAGCTCTGGGTTGAATGTAACCCATATTTCTGAGCCTTCTTTACGGATCGTAGGTATAAGAATGTTCCACGATGTTTTAGATACGCTCTGTGCTTCCTCGACCCAGCATATATCCACACCCTCATAGGACTTAATGTTTGTGACGTTGTTCTTAAGCCCAACGAACGCAAACTCTGTGCCATTCTTTCCACGGATGGAGTTCTGAGTAATTTCATAAAATGTTTCTAATCGTAAATCTATTATTTGATCGCTCAATAGCTTATGAACGGATTGGCTAATGGAGTTTTGAAACTCACGAGCACATAGCACCCTGGTTGGTTGTTTTACGCCTAATACTAGCAAAGCCCTGGCAAATGACCATGATTTTGATGATCCTCGCCCACCAAATGCCACCTTGTAACGCATAGGTTCAAACAAAAATTGCAGCTTATAAGGAAATTCTACCCCTGATAATGCCTGCCTAATTTCGGGTGGAATACTACTCTGGTTTGACAAATCGAACCTCTAAGCCCTTTATTGGCCCACCATCTTCGCCTGTTAGCTCTGTGACTTGTGTTTCTTTCCATCCAGCCCTTGTTTTAAGCCAAAAGATTGCTGCTGTCATATTGCCTGATTTAGCGTTCTGAAAAAGGGTGTTTGCTATCTGTGCATTGGCATCTATACGCCCATCTTCTAATTCAGGCTTGTAGTGCTTTCTTAGCGTGTCATCAGTTATGTCTAGTTTATGGGCTATATCGACAAAGCGAGTTCCCATAGCAGCTAGATTTCGCACTAGCTTTCTGCTGTCATCAGTTGGAATATGCTCTACGCCTTGTGTCATTCTTTTATTAACTCCGAAAGCACAGCCTTTTTGCCTGTGAAATCTTCCCAACGCTTAACAATTACATCACAATATTTTGGGTCTAATTCCATTAAACAAGACTTTCTGCCTGTTTTTTCAGCAGCAATCATAGTAGAACCAGAACCACCAAATAAATCTAGAACAATATCAGCGCCTTTTGTGTTGTTAAGTATTTGGTATTCCATTAACTCAACAGGCTTCATAGTTGGATGTAAATCGCTTTTTGATGGCCTTTTGCACTCAATAACAGTTACTTGTTTTCTATCAGATGCCCATAAATGTGCTGCACCATCTTTCCAACCATATAAGCATGGCTCATGTTTCCAATGGTAATCAGAGCGACCAAAAGCTGAGTTATCTTTATTCCAAATTAATGTTTGACGGACTTTCCAACCCATATCTCGAGCTGCGCCCCTAAAATTGTAACCTTCAGTATCTGCGTGCCATATATAAAATACTGCACCTGGTTTCATAACCGCATCAGCAGCTATATATACATCTTTAAGAAATTGTCTAAATTCTTCATCAGCCATTTCATCATTTTTAATTTGTTCACGCTTTTTGCTACCACCTTCATACGCTATGTTATATGGGGGGTCTGTTACTAATTGGTCTACAAGCTGGCCATTTACTAGCTTTTCTACAGAATCGATACTTGTGCTATCACCGCACATAAGTCTATGATTTCCAAGGATATATATATCGCCTAGCTTTGTTTTTGGTTCTTCTGGCGCATCGGGCACAGCATCTTCGTCTGTAAGCCCTGCATTAGGCTCTATTACGTTTAATAGGACATCTAACTCATCTTTATCAAAGCCTAGTATGTCTAATGCAAAATCATCAGCTATAAGCTCATTTAACTCAATTGTTAATAATTCTGTATCCCAATCAGCATTCAAAGCCAATTTGTTGTCGGCAATAATTAATGCTTTCTTTTGGGTGTCGGTAAGATGTGCCAACTCAATAACAGGCACTTTATCCATTCCAAGCTTACGAGCAGCTAATAGCCTACCGTGACCAGCAATAATCCCATTAGTCCCATCGACCAATATAGGGTTAGTCCAGCCAAACTCTTTGATGCTGGCGGCAATTTGAGCCACTTGTTCATCAGAATGTTTACGGCTGTTGTTAATATAAGGAATTAAAGCCTCAATAGGCCGTTGTTCTATTTTCAAGATAATGAAATATCAGGCTCTTTAGGAGCTTCTTCTTTCTGTTCTACAGGAGGATTAGATGCTTGGATCTGAGCTACTTGAGGTGCTGCTTGCCCATGAATCTTTGCAATCAACCCTGCTACATCTGCATAAGCTTGTTGGCTAATGTGTTTAAGAGCTACTTCTACTTCAGCGATTTCTAAATATAAGTTAATCATTTCTTTTTACCTTTCTTGGCTGCGTTCTTTTCTGCATACGCAATGGCAACAGCTTGCTTTACTGGCTTACCAGCTTTTACTTCAGTCTTAATGTTTTCTTTAAACGCTTTAGCGCTTGTGGATTTCTTGAGTGGCATTGTTTTTTCCTTTCGAGTGGTTGCTTTCTTAAGTTGTGGTTTTTTTACAACATCTTTAATCTGTTGTTTATTTACAACAAATTGCTCTGGTGCTGGAAAAGGCCAAGGCAATTCTGCTTTTGGCTTTTCTTTTGCAAATAAGCTTTTTATCCATTTAATCATATTATTTCCCCTTTATTCGTCTATCCAGCAAACATCTTTCCATGACATCAACACACATTTTTCGCCATTGTGTGTAATTGGCGTAAATTTTAAATATTCCTCTTTGGGATCGTCATTCATAGTGCCAAAACGCACCCGTTGACCTACTTCAACAGGCATTGCTTCTCGTCTTTCGGATGACAATTTCTTGCCAGGCCCTACTGCGACTACTGTTCCCATGTTTTCTGCTTCTTTATTGTTTACAAGAATTACAGAACTTAAAACACGAACATCTGGGCGGACTATTATCTTGTCCCCCAGAGGTTTAAAAGTTACAATTTCATCAGCCATCTCAATATTACCCTATTGTTGTGGTTATACAGCCTGTAGCCCTTTACCGAGGACTATGGGCTGTAGTTTTATTAGCAGCCGTCTTGTGCGTGTGCAGTACGGACATGTGAATAAACTTCACGCTCACCCATATTGCCATCGTTCAATTCGCCTAACTTGCCTTCAAAGTTACCAGCGTGGGATAGTGGGCGTGAACCCATTGCATCCATTTTGCCCATAGCAACGCCACCAACTAGCTTTTGTTTGCGCTCGCCAGACATATCAGAAGCAGTAGCGCCTTTAGGTAATTTCTCACCAGTTGCGCCTTTAGTACCCTTCATTGAATCCATTTTGCCCATGATTTTTCCTTTAAGATGGGGTTAATACACTACGAATAATAATACTATTTTACGACTTTTCAAGTGTTTTTACTAGATTTATTGCGCCCTCAATATCGTGTATTCGACATACTGTTGAGCCTCTCCAGTTCAAAATAAATGCTTGTTGTGCTGGTGTAAATTTTGCCTTTGCGTCTGCTTTTACTTCGACCAAAGCTGTTTTTGAATTTTTGCCAACCACGAGGTCGGGAAAGCCCCCAGCAACCCTAGACGTATCAAACACAGAACAACCAAGATCACGCAGCGTTTTAACAATAAGTGCATGATTAGAGTCAACTCTTTTCGCATAAGTCATTGATTATTTATAATACTTAGTTAAGATATGCTTACTTTACATTAAAAGAGGCTTACATGGCTGGTTATCACTTATCAGATGAAGAATGGATTGCCGAATGGAAGAAAATAGGTAGCCCACAGAAATTTGCAGAAATTCATAAAAATGATGTCAGATCAGTATATAACCGTAGAAGATCAATAGAAACAAGATTAGGCATAGAGCTTCCTACATTTAACGATCAACGTATTGATGTTGTTAAAAAGATTAATCAAACAGAGGGGCATACAAGGAGGGGTTTTGATCTTGAAAAAGGTAGGGTTATTGTTTTTAGTGATGCTCATTTTTGGCCTGACATTACCACTACTGCTTATAAAGCATTGTTGGAGGCTATTAAAGAATATAAGCCGACTGCTATTATTTGTAATGGGGATGCCTTTGATGGTGCTGGCATTAGCCGCCATCCTCGTATGGACTTTGATAAATTACCATCAGTCAAGGAAGAACTTGAAGCCTGTCAGCATTATTTAGGTGAAATAGAAAATGTAGCTAAAGGCTCTAAGATGTTTTGGCCTTTGGGTAATCACGATATGCGTTTTACTAGCAACGTGGTTAACTTTTTGCCAGCATTTGAGGGTGTGCCTGGCACTTCACTAAAAGAATACTTTCCACGTTGGCAACCTTGTTGGTCTGTATGGATCAATGAAGATGTAGCAATTAAGCATCGTTGGAAAGGTGGCTGGACAGGCGGTAGAAACAATGCCGTTAATTCAGGCGTAAGCATGGTTACAGGGCATACTCATGTATTGTCTAGCATCCCCTACAACGATTACAACGGCACTCGCTATGGCGTTCAAACAGGCACTCTTGCTGATCCTAATGGCCCACAGTTCAATTACACAGAGGACACTCCTAAAGATTGGAATAGTGGCTTTGTAATGTTAACTTTTGAGCGATCTAAATTATTGCAGCCTGAAACATTCAGGGTTTGGGGCGAGGATGAAATTGAATTTCGTGGCAAAATTCATGCAGTATGAAGGCATGATGGCATGAAACTAACACCAGCTATCGTTCGCAATTTGTATAGTGCAATCTATTGCATGAAGCCATTTGATCGTTGGAATATGCCTTTGCCAGAGGAAATACAATTTATCGTGGATAAAGATCCAGCAGTTATGGGCAGTTATTTATACGATACTGGTGAAGATTACGAACATACGATTACTATTTCGGCAGCTCGTTGTGGGCATTTGGACACGGTAATTCGTGTTTTGTGCCATGAATGTATCCATATGTCACGCCACAAGACGAACAAGTGGACTCACCACGATAAGGAATTTCGTAGTAGAGCGCACCGTATTTCGTCTGAATTAGGCTTTGATCCACTAGAGTTGTAGGTGAGGTACTCATGCTCGATGAATGTGAAGCATCTGATTAAAAAAAACACTTTCCCTCTCGACCATTTTAGCACTCCAATCTTTTTTTGACTTCCTGTAGTAACGCTTCCTCGGTGGTATTGAATTTTCTTTCAAAAGCCTTTCTACCCATTCCGTGAATACCATTGTTTCCTCTGTGATGTTCAGGGCATAGGGGGATAATGGGGCTTGTAGCACGGACACCAGCTCGTCTAATGTGGTGAATTTCGGCAGGACTGTCTTCAAACCCAAGCACGGTACTGCACAATATACAACCGAGTCTGGCAACTCTTGCCATATAGTTCTTTTCACTTTTAGT